GTGACAAGCCATATCACTGTCGTGATTGCCGCGCACGTTAATTACCACCACCTCTTGATGCACTTCTAGCATCTTATCAATAATAGTTTGGAACAGTCTGCCAGCAAGTTTAAACGTCTTTCCAATTCGTGTATCTACGTCTACTGGTGTTCCTGCTGTCGTAGTATTAGCACTGCTATCTGCATGGAATAGATCTCCCACGTTCACCAAAACTCCAGTATGAGCATTGCCAACACGACTCGACAATCTATCCACGGCATTAACTAAGACTTTGGTCGCTATCTTAACATCCCAATCAGCGTCATCAAATTTAGTATCTGAGTCGGCAAGCATCCCAAAATGATGATCGCCTATCAGGTATTGGGCGCAGTAATCTTGGTTGACCTCTTTAGGTGCTGTAACAGGCTTTTTAAAGCCAGACAGGTCATCACGTAACCCATCGACCATAGCATCTATCTTTTGTCTTAGGTCGCGCTTCTCTGGTTCTTGGATAACCCATTGCAGGGCGATTGACCCGTCTTCTTTGTATGCAGTTGAGATACGCTTTGCGTTGAATCCCTCTGCTGTTTGATGGGTTAAGTCTCTGTGTGGAGCAACACCTTGGCTTGCTGCTTTCTCTTCTAGTTTCTTAATCAACCTATAAGCATATCGTCTATCGCAGTTTACCTGTCTACAAGCCTCGCTTATGTTTGACTCTGTTGCTAGTGCGCTCAATATCTCTTTCTGTCTTTCGGTCGTACAAAACGGTATTAATGTCTCAGGTCTTAGCATTTTAACTCTCCTGTTGTTTTTTTATTTCCGCGTACTCACACTCTAATGGTATTGATAATCTTATTCCTAACTCTATTGCCCAATGATATACCTGGTCTAAGTAGTGCGCCATTTCCCCTTTCTTTAAGTCGCTACTACTCTTCACTTGCTCAGATATTTCATGCTTTCCTATCTTATATGTGTCTGTCCCTAGAAATCTTTTCTTCAGCCATATCTTCCAAACTAACTCAGGCTTATCGTGTTCAACCCTATGCCCTTTATTATGCATCTCTTTAGCGATCTCCCTGTACCATATATGGGATAGCGCATTCTGGCTAAGGCTTCTTGGGTCTTGGTACTTCTCTAGCTTAACAACCAGGGGCTGAGTAAAGTCCCAATCCATCATGTTATCAATCAGGTATTTTGACCTTTTCTCTACTTCACCCCTGCTGTTAAATCTCACAAATTCTCCTTGGCTCATAAGGGCTTTCGTAGCCACTTATCCATTACTGTTTCGCATCTATCCTCAAAAGCACTGGTGCGCTTCTTCCTTGCGCTATAGTCTCTTCGCTTTGCTTCCCTGACTGGCACTAAATCCCTGTCTGTAACAAAAGGTCTTCTGCCTAGCCTATTAGTTATTGCTTTATATGTGATACCAGATGCTTCTGCAAGTTCGTTGTATGTGTAGAACTGCCCGTTTATTAATACATCACTTTCTGTGCCGTCATACCTTTTTCTTATTCTTGCTGGCATTATAATTTTCTCCTCAAATAGTTTTGCGATATTACCATCGCATCAGTTTCCAGTCTGCATATCTCTTTTGGCTTGCTCTTGGCTTTGCCTCCACTTCTTGAATATGGTGGATAGAGATCGTCACTTGTGCAGTAAGGCTTACTATATAATCTGTTTTTAATGCAGTTATATGTCGAGCCTATTAGTTCAGATAATTCGTTATAAGTGTAATAGTTACCATCTAATAACGAGTCATGTCTTCCCTTGAACTGGATTTTTCGGGTCTTCATGTCTTACAGTCCCATCAAAGTAATAGCCATATTTACCTATGAAATAGTTAATGGCTCTGTTTTTTGCCTCCACATTTTCAACCCAACTAACATCAGCCAACTTATCTTCAACTGATATAGCTCTACTACTTTGACTCTTAGACTTAACCATGGGAGAGCCGCCTTGTTCGGCAGCCCTCTTTAACCAAGAATCAATAAACCTCTTCATGCCACCCTTTGTCTTTCTTTTACCTGGGTTAGCATCTAACCAAGATTCCATTGACATTAGCTCCTGATGAACTTTTACACCACGTTCTGTATAAGTTCTTTCCCAAGCAATAACATCTTCTGTCTTTGGTTCGTATGTACTACCGTCTTTACATAACATAATTATTCCCCCAGTGAATACTGCATTACACTGCAAGACTCATTAAACTTGTTCTTAACAGTGATACGCTTCTTCTTAATATCTATGCCATCTTGCATCATTTCGGAGATTCTAGCCGATAATCGGTAAATACCCAAGTCTATTAATGCTTCACGCCCAGTAATGTATTTATTTTCTTGCAGATAATTATGTATTCTCTCTTGCTGTGTCATTGGCTTTTCCTCTGGTTTGTTAAATATTGCATCGTAATTAGAATCAAACTTAGCTTTGTTTGTTGGTCTTTGCTTGCTGCCTTTACCGTTCATATCACGCCTCCATGTTTTTAAATATATGTGAAATAACGTCAACTGTCCAACCGTTGCCTAGCATCTTGTATCTCTGGCTGTTTGAAACACCCACGGTATAGCCGTCAGGAACAGTCTGTAGTCGCTCACACTCTAGTGGTGTTAGCTTTCTCCATCGCTTTTCATCATCAGCAGTCCCTATGTGACATAAACCATCTTCACTAAATACAAGCTGTCTTCTATGTTTTTCAAAGTATTGCTTTAAATTTCCACCCTTGAAATAGTTAGCATCAATGCAGTGTGATTTATCCCTGTCTACAATGCCATTTTCGAGTATATCTTTTAAAACAATAGCTTTATCGTCTGGTTGAGATACCCGTGGGATATTTGTCCAGTACAATCTTTTTCTGCTTTGAGCTGAAACCAGACTTGAGTTAATAGGTATGGGATAGACTCCAAGAATATCGCTAATAACGTCTTGGCATTCTTGCTTCATGCGTACATTTTCTAGCAAAAAGTATTTAGGATTACACTCTTTCACTAATCGAGCGTATTCAAAGAATAGTTTTGAGCGTGGGTCATCAAAGTTAAGTCTTTGCCCTGCAAAGCTAAATCCCTGACAAGGCGAGCCACCAATCACCAAGTCAATCTTATGTCCATCAAATGACTCAGGGTATATTACTTCTTGGACATCACCCAGGTGAATAGTGTCTGGGTAATTCTTATTAGCTATCTGTATAGCGTACTTATCAATCTCAGCAGCAAAGTATTTATCTACTTTAATTCCTGCTCTTTCGAGTGCGATTCTTCCGCAACTCATTCCGTCAAACAAACTTAATACATTCATTTCCCACTCCTATATGGCTCAACTAAAGTTTCGCCCGATTAATTTAATATTTATATTATATACATATTTGTATATGTACAAGCATTATTTAACCCTTTCACTGCGCGGAGCGAAATTTAAGATCAAAGGGCATAGCAACTTTGCGGTTACATTGTATTCGTATCGGATATCCAACCTATCTCTTTGCAGAAACCGATCTGCATCGAGGGCTTTGTCTGGAGGGTCAACCACGCTCTGACGTTTTATTTAAGGAGTTCGTCAGCCCCAAGCCCGAATACACAAGACAAGATAAGACAAGATAATACTTCTATGGAAAGGATAGTATGGTATACTTAGCTTACTTGTTTTGTCGTAGATTCAAGTATAGTCTTTCCTGAGACTAAAAGTAAACCCCCTTAATTGGGGGTTTCTATTTTCTGGTATAACAAGAAATCATAAATCGATATATTCATCGCCTTACATATCTTGTCTATGGTATGTATCTTCATGTTAGCTTGCGCTCTCCACCGTACTACTTGCTGCGGTGTACTGTCCGTCATCTTAGCTAACTCAACACTAGATACATCTAGGTGAATTTGTGCCATCTTTAGGCACTTTGCTGTATCAATCATGCTGACATTCCTTTTATCGTGTTAAAATCGAGCTGTGAGTTTCCCCCTCACGCTCCTATGGTTTGCCCCCTCTTCGGAGGGGGTTTTTTAACTAAAACGGAATATCGTCTTCAAGTAGATCAGCTTTCTGCATTACCTCTTTCACCTTGGCAGTGTTGCCAGTCGCGCCTTGAGCATCGTTAGAAAATACTTTTACATTGCCAAGTATCTCTGTCTTAACACCTGCGTCACGTTCTTCCTTAGAAGTGCTTTGCTTAATAAAGCCGTTGTTGTCATATTGATCTTTGTTATCAAGATCGACAAAAGTTGTCAGGTCTAAATAAGTACCTTTAGCTCCTTTATACAACCTTGCCTTATCTATCTTTTCAACATTAATTCTTATACTAATACCTACTGTCATGATCTATCTCCTATCGTGGTCTTGGGCAAAATGCCATGCCGCTAGTTGTTGTGTGTACAGCTTGTGAGCCAAACCCACATCTCCATGTGCAAATAACTCCACCCTGTCCTTTAATCTCTGCAATCTTAGTCCAAAAACATGAACTATAAACTGCTGTACTCATTGCAAATAACGTCAAACTAATTATTAGCTTTTTCATATACACTCCTATTGTGCTTCTCTAAATTCAGATGTTTTCATTATTTCCCTTTCCTTGGTGGTAAACTTTCCACCTTTCGAGGGTGCTTTCCATACTAATTGTTTCTCTGTATCGCTCAGAGACATCCATTCTTCGTTAGCCGTGGAATAGTCTCCAGTCGCAATGCCATCCTTAATTGCTTTAATCACAGGCATAAGGTCAACAATCATGTCCTCATACTCATCCTGCTTGGACTTCTCTGTCCGTAACATTGCAGACTCAGCATCATCATCAGCCGTAGGTATGCCAGCAATAGATTGCAAGGCGTAACGTCTAGCATAAGTGATTGCCGATCCCGCAGCTTGTGGATCACGCTTAACTAAGGGCAAGGTATAACTATTCTCCATCCACTCACCCGATGTATGCATTAGCCTGGTGACAACACCAACGCCAAATTCATCAGATATGGGGAACTGAGTATAACTAAGGTTGTTCTTAGCAAACGATTCTTTGATAGCTTTAATAACGGATGTTAAGTCCGCGTAGCTAGATTTGAAGAAAGGGTTAGAGGAATCTTTTACCGCACCCCCCATCTCAGATTGTGCCTTACATAATGCTTCTGCAAGGGCTTTTATTGACTCACTAGATTTCATATTATTACCTCCTATGGAAGTAACAATATACTCTAATGTTGTTTATCTATCAACAGAAATGTTTAGTATTTCCAGACAACTGGTGTGGTTTCACGGATGTCTACATGAATAAATGTCTTAGCAACACCAATACCAGTAAAGCCTAATCGCATAGCTTCTTTGATAATAATATGACGTTGTGCGCCACCAGATACATATATATCACAGGCTATTCCCTGAGCATGAGTACCTGGCTTTACTTTCTTAGCCTCTATACTATGGGATGGACTTCTGTAGCCACTAGTGATCTTAAACGGAAATCCACAGGCTTCACGCAACTGATCTAGCTTGTAAATAAACTCTGCTGACATCTCGTTCTCGCCAGTCTCTTGGCAGTTAAACTCTTCGACAGTAAAATACTTAAATCTCATTTCTTTAAACTCGCTAGTTTGCTAACACCCTTAATACCAAAGCTACTTGAAATAGCTATGAACAATAAATACTGATACCACTCAGGTAGCTGCGCTAGAGCTTGGAAGCCATCTTCAACACGAATAACAATGTCAGGATCGCCTACAACTATGGAATAGCCAATCATAAATATAGGTATCGACAAAACTATAGTCCAAAATTCGTCACGCCAACTATTTTGAGTAGCATCAACAGCTTTAGACTCCCAATCAGCATCGTTCTTAATCATGCTCATCTTGGCTTTGTGTTTAGCTTGTTTTTCTTCTGCTTTGTTCTTCATATAACCGCCAGCTAAATTAGCTATTGGTGTTATTAATGTTTGCCACATGGTTATCTCCTATTTAAGAGGGTTAGACAAATAGTCCATTCCATCCCACAAATCGTTTATTTCCTTATTAACTATTTTAATTCGGTCATCTACATCCCCTAAACTTTCACTTATTAATTCTGCTTGTTTCACTGTTGCTTTCATTGTCTCTATATCTTTCTCTAGCGTAATTACGTCTTTAGACAATTCTAACAGCTTTTCTTGCTGCCCTACTATAGTCTCTAGGTTAGTCCCTAAAGTGGCTAATTTCGCGCTTAAAGAGGCTATATCGTTATCTTTAAGCTGTTGTTCAATAAGACCTATCTTTTCTTCTATAGGTGCTACCTGTGGAATAGCCCTTGACTCAACAGACTCTAATCTGCTGTATAGGCTACTGGCAGTCCAGACAAACGAACCTATCGTGGTAGCCAGGGAAACTAGTATAACAATATAGATTCCTTTAAACTTAACACCACCAATAGATAGTTCTGTTTCAGCTAGATTCATTCGCAATCTTCTCCATACATGAAGCAATTATAACCCTGACCTATAGGGGAAGTAAGATAGAACTCGCTCTCGCTTCCTGCCAGTAGTACATCAGCTTCAGATACATACAAGTCTAAACCAATATTGTCCTGACCGTTCAAGTAAACAGCACTTAGGTTTCTAGTCGTGTTGTAACCCATAGACACCCACTGCATATTTGCATCATAGAAAATACTAGTTTGCTCTGCTGTCGTGTTAGCGTTTTCTATACCTTGCTCAAAAAACTCTACTGCTTCTTCGTTACTTGCTACTGCTAGATAGGCTGATGCATTATTGGCATGAGTTTCAATATCATCTATGGACTGGTTGTAAGTATCAACCTCTTCCTGTGAGATAGAAAGTATCTCTTGATTCTCTGCAACAAACATTTGCACTTCTTCTTCTTGCTTTGGTGTAGATGCCGTCTCAGCCATCTCAGCAACTTCTACTACCTGAATCATATCTACAACCACCTCTGTAAAGGTGTCTATAGCGTTATCCATGAGTTCAAGTTCACCAGTAGCTTTATCTTGCAGAACTTGTTGCAAGTCACCATAAGGCTGATAGGTTGACATATTATATAGTGCATCATTGTAAGCCTGTAATTGCTCAGTGCTTATATGAGCAGAACCAGAAAGCTGACCGCTAGAAAGAGCATCACCATGATAAGCGTATTTACTAGCCGCACCAACTAACTTAATGCCAGTGTCAATTTGATCTACGATACCCGAAGAGGCATCAATCAAGTTATCTAGCTGATTGCTTTGTGCTGCGGAACTTATCGCTAACAGATACAATATCTTCTTCAACATCTTCAGTTACCTCTCCAATCTGTAGGACACCGTTGTACCAATCGGTATTGTTTTTATAGTCTGGTATGTATAGTTCTGGCTGTGTTTTCATAGCCAAGAATGCTCGCTTCCCCACGACCAACCTAGAGTTTTGGATTATTGGACAAGGACTACCTGCTAATAGCATAGCCTTAAATACATCTATGGAAGAGCATAACCTGGATACTGCTGCTACTTTCATGCCCAGGTCAGACAGTAACTTGCTCTCTTTTAATCTTACACAATCTTCGTCTACTTGGTATCCACCAGAAGAAAAACCAACAGCAACAGTCTGCAAAGAGCCACCAGTGCCTTTTAAACAGGTATCTAAGCCGTTAGACATATATCCAGGGGTAATGGCAGAGCCAACAGGTATTTCGCTTGAAGAGCCAACACCGTTATATGTATTGGATACTGACTTGTCTTCTGTATTGTTGTTAGAACTTACAACTGAAGCCTCACCGTTATAAGTGTTTAAGCTACCCTGTTGGTCATTCGCCATAGCTAGTGATGCAAATAGCCATAGGATAGCTATTCTTCTCACTGCTGATCTTGCTCCATCCACTTATACATTTGGATTATGTTTTCATCAATACGCGCTAACTTTAATTCTATTGTGCGCTGATTGGCATCTAGCTTTTGTATTGTAGACTCAAGCCCAGTAATGTCTTTAGCGTTCTGCGCTACGCCAACTTCAACTTCTCTGAATGCGCCAGATACGGAAACAGCTTGCACAACAAGTGCTAAAAATATTGCTATTGGTACGTTTCTGCTTAGATGCCAGTCTTCCATTTTTATACCTCGTTATCCAGTGAATACAGCAGAGCAAACTGCCTGCACATTAGCAGGCTCAGCACTGTAGTCATCACCTGAGTTGATTACATGACGATGATAGTTGCTAGAGATTACTGCTCCATCCTCAAGTATTTTTGTAGCTGTACGCACTTGCACTACTGTACCTTCCTCTGTAGTAACTACTTCAATTTTATCTGCTGTTACTTCTTTGGTTAAACTCATTTTAGTTTCCTTTTAGTCTGTACCTAGAATCCACTAAGTATAATTAAGCATCATAAATATGAAAGAACTCTACTGTTGCGCCTCTTACGGCTGTATAGGTAACAGTCGAGTGCGTATTAGATAACATTCTTAAAACTGTACTTGTAGAGCCATCAGTAAATGCAACACTACCGCTAGTGTCTCTTGTTACACTGCCGCCTCTACCAGTGCTTGCGCTTCCTTGAGCAAACGGCACGCCACTGATTTGAATTATACTCCCATCTGCTGTATCGCTAAATGTAACACTTGCTCTTAAATGCACCAGTCTTCCAATTTTTGTATATGCCGCAGAATTTACTGTCATGATTGCACCTGTCTCATTATAACCAGAAGCAACAGGTGTCCAAGTACCTTCCTCATAGTCATCTAACTTATTGCTTGATGATACTGTACCACCTGAGTTAACAGCACCGCCAAAGTCAATTCCTTCATAAACATGGACAACGCCTGATGAGTCTATGCGCATGCGTTCTGTGCCGTCAGTATTGAAAGCCATGTTGTTGGTAGCGTGAGAATAACTTATTTTTCCTACGTCACCATCTTCAGGGTCACCAAACTTTATTGTCTGAGTTTGTGAATTTGCTGAAAGAATTTGTATAGAAGGTGCTGAACCCTGCTCTACTATTAAAGTACCATCAGCAACACCAGTAGCACCTGAGCTTGACCCTCTTACGTGTAGTTTACTATCAGGACTAGTAGTACCTATACCTACTTTTGTACCAAAGTAACCTGTACCAGATAGGTGGAGGTCTTTGAAGTGACCGAAAGTAGAACCCAAGTCCATTGTATTGTCGCTAGTAGTCCCTGTAGAAGTGCAAGGCAAAACCTCGCTATTAGTTATCCTAATTCCACGACTACTTGATACAAAGTATGGATGGCTTGCTAATGTACCGATAGACCCTACAGTTGTGCCTGACTTTTGTAAGCCAATAATCGAGCCGTCTGTTCCTGTTCTATTTGCTGTTACAACGTTTCCACTATTTGCCGTACTTTTGTAAGCCGCTACTGCAAGAATACCGTCACTACGAAGTGCTATTCCATTGTCTGAGCTTGAATTAGCTGAATTAGCAAAAGGTGTTGTATTAGTAGTACCCACCAATAGGTTGCCTGATGAGTCTATGCGCATACGTTCATTATGCGTAACGCCAGTATTTCCTGCTCTGCGTATTTCTTCAAATGCAAGATATTCATCAGTTGCGGTAGCAGATGCGGTTTTGTAACTTTTGATACTAAAGCCCGTGGCAAATCCATCATTACCATGACCGTTTAAAAAGTTAAGCCTAGCTGTTTCTACACCTGCACCGCCATACATACCTGAACCAATGTTTACGTTCATTGCAGATGATGAGCCAGTTGTTATAGGGGCAAATGTTGCTATTGAATCTCCTGTTGGCTCACTGTAAAGATGATCAGTCATGTTGCCGCCAACATGAAATTTACTTGTAAAACTAGTAGTACCTATACCCAAAGACTCCGCAGAAGAATCCCAGAAAAACTTAGGCGCTGTGCCTGTGTCCTCGTAGAAGCTGATGTCTCCGCTTGAAGCTATCGAAAAAGCATCAGTCTGTGACGAGCCTGCTTTAATTCTAAGGCTGTTGTTTCCGTCTGGGCTATAAAGTGTAAAGTCGCTATTAACTGCGTTAGTGTCTAAAAACCGAAGGCTAGGTGAAACAGCGTCTCGGATTGTTGCACTACCATCAACAGTAAGCCCATCCATCGTGGCTGTGCCAGTGAAATCAGGACTAGCAATAGGTGCTTTTATATCGTCTAGTTGCTCTAAAGCATCTTGAACATTAGTGGCAGTGATGTTGTCATCAGGGACTACGCTTGTTGATTGTGCTTTGTGTGCAAGGCTAATAGTAATTGGAGTGCTGCTTATTCCAACAGCAGTAGTGTTTCCTGTGATGACCAGCTTAGTTATAGCCATTATCTAGTAACCTCACCTGTCACTGTTGCTTTGCCTTGTAGTATTCTAGTTACGGTAGAATCACCGCTTTCAAATATCTCAATGTCATAAACATAATCACCCGCATCAATGCCTTTAGTAACTGAATTAGATAAGGCTATCTTTACTGTGCCTGTAGCATCAAAAGAACTGCCAGTAGTATCAAAGTCAACCTTATGCGGCGAGTCAGCTTTGCTTCTCAGTTGCGCTCTAGCATCGTAACCGCTAAGACTTTTAACAGCATCATCCTCATAGATTTGAATTGATAATTCAAAATCAGAGCCTTGATCTATTGTAATATTGTATTTCGCTGCTGGCATTATTTTTTCTCAGTTATGGATATACAGATTATATCACTATGTTAAGTTTAACAGTTATAATGCCGATATTATAAAAGCTAATAACTGTTCATATCTGACGCTGAGCCGCGTTACTGCAACAGCATCTTCTGGGGCTTCCTCTTGGCTATAAATGTTACCCTCATGCTCGTAACAAGTATCAGAACAAAACATTGCATATCTTTCAGGGTCTAAACCCTCTGCATTGAACGCTTGCTGTAGCTCCTGTGCTACTATGCCAAAATGGATGCGCGCACTATCGCCTTTCTCTTCTACACTTTGTCTTAATCTGTACTTTTTCAACAACCCTTTACAAGCTACCGCTACTTTGCGCTCTGCATCGTCTAGGCTTTCTATATCTTGTTTTAGGCTTTCATCTGAACCAACTATGGGATTGCTTGCTAAGTAGACAGTAGACCATCTAGCAAACTGCATTCCTAAGCTGTGAGCGTTATCGTCTATTATGCCAACTTCATCTATAGGCTGTAACCCACTGAAGCTAGAGTTAGCTGAATAAACCAATCTAATGCCAAAGCCTAGCGGATTTATAATTATAGGGTATCTGGTATTGTATCCACTACTAATAGTTCCGCCTACCCCAATGTGTGCAAACTCTTGCTTACTTACAGGGTTACTTGAAGCAGTGTTCCTGCCCTCTAAAATTATCGAAGGGCATAATGATTCAACGGAACTTGGTGTTGATAAGTTTTCAATAACAAATAGACCAGTAAAAGGAGTGCCAGAGCTTTTGAATCTCATTCCTAAATCTGTGCCACTTTGAGAGAACTCACTGCCAATATGTAGTTTATTATTGTTCTGGATTAACTCTATTTCTTCGCCATACATCTTTAAAAAACGAGAAGATTCTATATCTATATTTCGCGAGTCAATAACAAACTTAGCATTTGTGCCTGTAGTTTCTAAGGTTGTTGTAGAGTTATCGCCCGTATCAGATAAGGCTAAAGAAAAAGAATTAGTTGTTCCGTTTACAATATTTTCAGATTTAAAAGAACTAAGGTAAGGAACGCTAACGTCACCAGTAAAGCTACCTGACATTTCTGGCGTACCTGCAATTACAGTTGTTAGTTGTTCTTCTAGTTTTATTTCAGTGGCTTCTGATTTTGTAATATTAATGTCGCTGATTTGCTGAACGACATTTATTTCAGTTTTATCAGCAGTTGTTTCTATTATGTTTTTTTCTTCTGACAGGGTTACACTTGATACCGTTTCTGACGCATCAATAGTAGTTTTGTTATCACCAACAAAAATATCACTAGGCACGAGTGACTTCTCTAGTTACTTCTGCTTTACCTTGCAGCAATCTTGTAACGCTGTCACCTGCTTCTCCTGTGCCAGTGTAAATCTCAACGTCATAAACATAAAACTCAGCGTCTAGCTGTGCTGTATCTGCGTGAGACATTTCCATCAAGATAACACCTGTGCTGTCTAGTGCGCCAAAAGTGAAGTCATGCGCTGTTGTAGCATCGTAAGTCTTACGCATAGAGCCACGCGCAGTATAGCCAGATAAGTTTCGAGCCACGCCGCCTTGCTTAATATTTAGGGTTAAACTAAAGTCCGAGCCTTGCTCAATCGTTATGTCATATTTTCCTGCTGTCATCTTAAACCTCTGGTGCGCTTGGGGGTAATGGTGTATCTACATCCATTATTAAGTTAACTTTAAATTCTGTGTCGCTCGTTGCGACTCCATAAAAAAACAAAAGAACATCATCATTGTCAGCCTGAGCTGTACGCAGAGAAAGCATTGCCGACTCTGCATCTTCTTTGTTATCGTGCCTGCTGTCTTCTACATATTCGAAATACGGCTCTTCTGATAATCTTCTTTCATATCCTACCACAATCATTCGTTCTGCTCCCCTGTCATTCTGCTTTTCATTAGCACTGTGCCGCTATTTATGCTCAAAGTATCGCCACTAAAAAAATGTCTAGCCCTTACTCGGCATTGTAAAAATGTATTATCCGTACCTAGATAAGCATTTGCGTTCATTGTGAAATAATGGCTATATGGATTTGTCCGAACACTCATTTGGGTTGTCTTAACCACTTTCCATGTATATGCGCCTGCGCTCCCATAAGGATGAAAATACAGTGACTCTGTGTTGTAAATTGCCTGACCGCCTGCTGTTGAAACATCAACATAAGTTCTCGGCTCTGTTTCATAAAGATAAACATTATCAACTGCTATATAGTCATAATTTGTGGAGCTTCTATTTTCAATTATAACGTATACAGAATCGTAATCTACTTTAACATAATCAGTAGTCGTGCCGCCTGATGAACTTATTTCAGTGTAAAAAAAAGAATCTGCAATATCACTGCTTGTCGATAAATGGAATCTTCCAACCGCTGTCGATTGTTGGTACATGGTTTTATTAAACTGATAAGTCTTACCTGCAACTGTATCTACTTGTTGGTATATGTGTGCAAAATCTGTTGTAGCATCCTGCTGTAATCTTCCGTATTGACCATATTCGCTAATAAATGTTCCGCTTACAACTGTCCAGTTTGCAGTGCTACCAAAAAATGAGTTAGATATTACGTTTGTAGTCGTTGGATAATTTTGTATAAATTTTAAATTTCTGTAGTCTCTATAGCTACCGACATCACCCGCTTGACCTAAACCAAATCTGTTAAGTCTGTTGCCTACAATATAGACTCTTTGCCAACCAGACACGGGGTAGCTTTCGTGCGTTGCATTTCCTACAAACCTATAGGTTGGCTCATTTGGAACTTTGATTTCAACGTATAAATAAACCGTACTTGCAACAGTAGCAGAAGTGCCAGTGTACATATAGCCATCAAAGCTAACCTCTAGGTTTCTCGATTTGACCAACTCTAACTCGGTTTCTGGAAAGTCAAATTCGTGAAGTGTCACATAAGTGTTAAAACCAACAGATTGGTTTTTGAAAAAGTTAAAATATTGTTCTTCTGTAGCACCCTTGAATTTGTTAGCTGTCAAAGAATCGGTCTTTATTTGATCAGCAGTCAGCGTACCGTCAATGACCATATTTCCTGATATATGTTTATCTTTTTCTACAAAAGCCATTTTAAGTGTCCATTTCCACTGCTATAAAAATATTCATGAAAGTATTCTCAACTGTCTGGTTGTCAAATGTAGCTGTTACAACAACTGTACAATACTCAGCGTATACGGGATATTCGTAACCCATAACTCGTGCATCTCTAGCGTCAATATTGGCTAATGGTGCAGTTACTATTAACTTTGCTGTGCTACCCGCGCCATCATTGTCTAAAACTTCTACAATTGACATATCTGTAAATGTCGTTATGGAAGTGTCTGTGCAACCAAAGGTATTAGCTGATAAAGCAGCAGACCATGTGACATCTTCAAAAGCTACTGGTACAGAAATGATTGCTTCATAAACAGGGGCGATATTTTGACTTCTAAGAAGGAAATTTGCATTCCTACCCCCTACGGTTTGCACAATTTGACTAAAATAAATTTCTGCCTCATAAACATAACTTCTAGAGTCTAATATTTCTAAAGTGTAAGGGTCAATTTGCAAAACTGTTAGCTGATCTCCAGCTTGTGCCATTTTACCAAATTTCTGCAGAAATTCTGTTTCAGTCATTGCCGCGACACTTTGTGTCGTTGTGTAAGTATATGTACCACCGCCGTAATCTGTAGCGCGCCCAGACCTGTGCGTTTCCGTATAGCCAGTGCTTTCAACACCATGCCTCATTACAAAAATTGTTATTTCATAATCTTGATTTTGTTCTAAATTCACAAATTCTACAAAATTTGTAAATGCATCTATGGTCTTTGCGATGGTTGATTGCCCGTTTAGCGTCGCTACAACTTTGTATCTTAAAGTAGTATCGTTTATAGCATCCCAAGTAACCCTAAATCCTACTTCTGGTACGATAGGTCCTGTATCATTAAGATTACCTTTATGAGCAATTGGTATTACAAACATTCCAGTAAGAGGCGCAACTACATTAGGGTCATATAGTTGAATTGTATTGCCAGAATCGTAAGCATCTGCATAACTGCTTTGCCAATCAAATATTGATAATTGAACCTCTTTGCCTTCGATGTCAACAACAATGCCATTTTTCACATCAGGCACTATGCCTAATCTTGTAATCTCAAATTCTTTTTCGACAATACCAAACTTTGCATTGCTTACTTTAATATTATCACCCGCTCTATACTGTAAACCTTTCATGTTTAACTGCATTTTTAGAGTGTCTTGCATTCGGGAGCGCAATAAAGTCAACCTAGCTAACCTCTGCGCGGCTTCTACGTCAGTGGTCATGCTCAGTTGCATTTCATGCTCTAAAACTTCTCCATCATCAGTAACATACTGACTAAAAGTTTTCGTAGGAAATTCAGAAGGCTGAAAATTATCTTCTGCGGACATGAAAGTACCGCGTACCTGGTTATAAGAATCGCGCTTACTTTGTTTAGTCCTTACAGTAAAACTACCAAGCATCATGCTTTCATCAACAACCACACTATGCGGAGTTTTATAAGCATAAGCATCAATGAAAAACTGACCGCCAGAAAAAGTGATTTTTCCATTCATGCTAGAAAGTATAGCTGCTACGTTATTTCTAAGACTAGACTCAGTGTTTATTACGCCATCGCAAGTATAGCGTTTTTGTGTGCCTTCTTGAGTAGTTACATCCTCATCGCATATATCAAGCGCGATTTCTAGCGCAGTATAATTTATATCGTCATGCGATATATTTGCGCCATAACTACTATTAGTTAAGTAATCAAGAACACAAAGCGCAGAATTATTTGAGTATTCCCAAGTTGCAGGGTCATCTGGTCGGTGACTGCCAGTACCAGACATAGAAGATGTGCTATCTTTTCTAGGGTCGTATAATTTACGCCCTTTTATTCTAGCAGTTACGTTGGGTTGTCCGTCGTAAGGGTTTCCTTCTTCTAAATCGAATCTAGTGTAGGCGTAACATATATCAAATAATCTATGATTTGATGACCATTGGCTAGGCAATTCTTTTCCAGTTTCAGAGGAGCCTGTTACAGCAACCTGATTATCCGCACCAGTCTTGGTTTTTATATATGTATATTTTGGTGTAGTTGAAGGTGATGTTCCTGAACTCCATTCATCATAATATTTAGGAATACCAGCATCTAGCTTCATTACCATTTTATCGTCATACCAAATTTCTTCTATACTTTCGCATTCACCAACAGCGAAGCAAGTCATCTGGTGTAAGTATATATTGCTGACACCACTATTTGCCAAATACACAATAGTGCCGCCAGTTCGGCATTCTCCATAAACTATTTTTCTTGATGCTGTAGGGTCGCGACCAGTAGCTGTTCTACCAGACATAGTGTCAAATTGAGCATCATCAATCATGCCTTCCATTACATAATCGAAACCCACACCAAAAGGACTGCCTACAATAGCACCAACTAACTTTTCAGCAGAACCTACAACTTCTGATGAACCCGCGCCAAATAAAACATCTGAAAGACTAAACCCCATTATTCACCTGCATCGTTTTTAATTATAGGTTCAAGTGCAAAAAACATATTAATCCTGTCCCCATTTGATTTCTGATTCTGCGATTGTGTTAACAAATTGTAAGCCCAAATCGGTACTATGATTTTTGGTTTGATCAGCCCAAGTGTACCTGCTAACTTTGCTTTTGCTAAAACGCACTAGTTTATTCTCAGCAGTCAAAGTAGCAATAATAGTACCTGCGCTTTGAGTATAAACAATGTAGTCGTTATATCCTTGAAAATATACTGTAGTTCCCACTACTGAATTGTTGTCATCGACTGCACCTAACAGAACTACGCATTCTTTCCCTTGATAATCTTCGTCTCTAGTATTTTGCACTACCTGTGAGTCTATTCCGCTTAGAGATATATTTAAGCCAGAAACCCCTAAATCACTATTTTCGTCTGCTGATTCAATGCCTAATAAATTACCTGCTCCGACATAAGTATGACCGTCGTAAGTTATAGGCGAATTTAATGTGCTTATCTTTAAGAAATTGTTATTAGCAAACTGTATGCGTACAAAAAAAACTGGTCGCAATGATTCAGAAGTAAACTCAGCTAAAAGATTTGCGCTTAAATTACGTGCCACTTTAAATGTCCTCTACGCAAGAAAATGTAAAGCTGTAATGTAGGTTCTTGCTAACATTCCATTCTGTCTGATTGCTTGCTAGTCTCCATAACCCTACAGGCTCATCTGTTACAACTGTTTGCCCTGTAACTGCTGATTGTCTTAACGGTGGTATGATATCTAAACTTTCACCACCACCTACTGCGGTTCTGTTTAAGACTAAATACAAATGATTTGCTATAGAAATATATTCACCAACTAAAATTCTTGCACTGCCAGTAAATGAAACATTAATAGCATTGTCACCTTCAGAATGAGCTGATTGAAAAACTGCTGTAGCATTATCAACTGTCTTCACATCTAATGGATTGCCCATTTTAAAAGTGCCTAAGCTACCTTTACATGAACTTATAAAAGCATTAAATGTTTTTGCTTCGGTATGCGTTAACGGTCTTATAGTTACTTCGGCTTCCCATCTAACGCCGCCATAATCCTGCACTTGTTGTTTGTAATTAAAAGGCGACTGCGTAACAGCAACACTATTGATATGTCGCATTGTTATTTTTTCTATAATTGTTTTGCCGTCAATTTCTGGGAAAGTTAATGGATACGTTATTGCCATGTTATCGACCTAATAATGTTTTAGAGTAACTACCGCCCCTCATCCTAGCATTAAGCACAGCATTTTGTGCAGATTCAGCAATTTGTGGCATCATGTTTTGTATTTCTGATCTTACTGTAGATTGTACACCAGTTGTGACATTGATTGTTTGATTGACCACAATGCTATCGCCAACTGATGAACCAGCTCCTCGATTTGATTTTGTATGGTCAATAACAGTCTCATTAGGGTGAAGTATAGCAGGAAAGCCACCTTTACCATCTACACCGCCTGTCCTAGAACCTGCACCAGTAAAACCACCACCGTCAAACGATTGCGCTTTAATCTGGCTAACCATACCCATACCTTGCGCTACAGTCATAGCAGCCATTGCAAAGTTTATAGGCACGGGATAGTCATCAAGCGCAGCTGTTGCACCTGTTATTGTATTCATTGTTGCCTGGGCGATCTGCACTGTCTTCTGTAAAGCTGCTGCTTTTTTGCTATTATGTGCAAATGCCCCAAATGATTTAGCCGCTTCACCTGCAAGATGTGCGCTTTTTTCTGTTGCAGACTTCTTTTCCCACTCGTCTAGCTTTTCCTTTCTCTTCTTCTCTGCATCTAAAACTTTTAACTTATCCATTTTAGCTTGGATTAATTTTCTTTCACCATCAGTGAGATCAGCTACAGCAATTCGTGCGCTTAAATTTGCATATTCTGTTTCTTTGGTCTTAGCAATCTCTAGGTCTAAAGTTGCTATTAAATTATTAACCGCTAGTATACGTTGGTTTTTTTGATTCTCCTCTAGCTGTAACTTTTTCTCTGCTTCTTGCTTAAGTTTTTGCTGTGCTTCTGATGAGAGTTTTTGCTCTTCTTCTCTTGCAGCTTTAGCCTCTTCTAAACGATTTAATTCAGCAAGATGAAAGATTAACTGTAAGCCTTCAGTCAGCGTTAGTTCATCACGCAAGACTTTTTGTCTAATCTCATAATCTTTTATTGCAAGAGAAGACATCCCAAATGTGCCTATTTGTTTTTTTAGTGCCACATCTTGCTTTTCAAAGGCAGTCGTAGTGTTATCAACCTTTTCTTTAAGAGCAGCTATTGCTGCTTCGTAAAAATCAGTATCACTATCAAGTTTAGTAATACGCTCATTATATTCTTCGAGCGTTTCTAAATCTTTACGACCATAAACAATACCAAATGAGCCAGTAAGAACAGTTGTCATCTGATCTCTTGTTGTTTCATTAAGTTTTTTTAACTCTGCCTCATATTCTTCTAATTTTTTTGTAGCTAAAATTTTGGCAAACTTTTGTTGTGCCGGGCTTAGGCTGTCAAAACTATCAATCAGGTCTTTGTTAGCATTTTTTAGTTCTTTAGCGGCTTCAGTAGCACCGAAAAATGAAGGAGCTAAACTCATACTAAGAGCAGCACCTACAGCTAGAACAGCACCTAACATCGCGCCACCAGGTCCGAATAAAGAGGCAATTTGTGAACCCTGCTGACCGAATACCAACATGGCATTCTGTCCCATCTGTAACTGTACAGCGACATCCTGCACCTGATGACCTACCTGACCTAGACCGCCACGCATAAACCTAAACTGCTGATTCAGGACTTTACCCTGCTTCGCAGTATTTTGCATTGCCTTATCAACTTTACGGAAGCCAGCAGACGCTCCGTCTTTGACTTTAGTTTCGATTACTGCTTGTGCGGTCTTAGCCATTTCTTGCCTCAGTCTGCTCGTGTTTTATACGCAAATAAGTAAACCAATAATTAAACTCATCTGGTGTCATTGCTAAGATGGTCGAGAGTGGTTGACCAAGGTGTTCTGCTAAGTGAAACATATAATAAGTTTCAGTTGGCACACCTTGATCATTTATTAGTTTTTTTCGCGTTCCTCTTCTTCATCGATATAAAGAACAAAGTTAGCTACTTTACTCAAGACTTCAGGGTCAACATTTTTTCTTAGCTTTGCTTTATCGCTCAGGTCGAATACTGAGTCACCTTTCTCATCTGTTACGCCAAATATTAAGGCGTAAACAAGATAATCTGTGTTATCACCATCGGCTCTAGCAAACCATCTAGCTTTGTCTTCTAAAGATAGGTTCTTCGAGTAGAGAGTGCAATCCCACTCATCTACCCGAATACTTCTAACTTGCTTCCCACTGAAGTGCGCTACGGCACTATCAATTAATTTTCCCATGGTTTAGTTCCTTATGAAATTGTAAGTGCGCCTAGACCAGTTGCAGTAAACGAAACTTCAACAAGTCCGTCACCAGAAACTGATTCCGACATTGACGTAATTAGTACGTCTCCAGCAAAAGTATCGCCACCTGCTTCACATGAAATAGATACACCTGCGTTAGCAAGCATAGCAGTAACAGACTGATTAATGTTATTAACCATGTCAATTTGTCCATTAGCTGCGCCATCATCCATAAAGCAGTTAATGCTTACAGACCATGATCTGTTAGTTACTTTAGTTTTAGTCCAACCAGCATCAGCTGCAGCGGCATTAAGAGTTGTTGCGTCAACTGTGTTAGCAGTTATCTCAATCGAAAAGTCTTTTACTTCAGCGACAATATTACTGCCAACTGTGACTACGCCTGAGTGTCCAGTGTGTGTTGCCATTTTAGTTACCTCAAATATTAAAAAAAGGCGTAATCGCCATTAAATTGAAACATCAGGGTTATTTTCTCTTACCTGATAAGTTACTTCAACAGTCAGTGTTGCCACAGCTACGGGCTGATCTCCACCACCGTCAAAATCTGCATCAAAAGATGTAATGCGTGTATCACTTGCATTATCACCTCTTGTTAAATCTTCATACAATGCCTCTTCTATTTCTAGGCATATTTGGTCAAGAGTATCATCATAATTAGCTGTACCTTTAACATATACTTCTACTTGGTAATCAGCCGTTCTATTTTGCATTCTAGGCGTAGATACCGTTTCGTAGCTAGTTTCCTCTGACTTATTGTAAATCAGAATACCAGGCAATTTAGAGCTATGCATGGGATAGACTCGACTTTGAAACACGTTGCTTCGAGTTGTTGCAAGACCAGTAAGTGTTGTCTTGATGTTATCCCTTATGCTTTTTCTGACATGACTCATTGCTGCGCCTCTAGTGCAATCTCTGTAATCCCTGTGCCATCATCCATTAAGATTGTAACAGCATACAATGTGCTGCGAACAAGAAAGCAATCACCTTCTTCCGCGTTAGGTATATCTGCCGATCTAACTGTAAGTCTTGGCTGAACAACTGCGAAGCTAACCGTACCACCTGCATCAACAGACTGGTATTGGTTGTCAAATATAGCAGTGATCGTACTCTTTGCTCTACCTGTTGGCATATAAGTAACTGACTCACCAAAGTCAGCTATCATCAAAGCTCTATCGTCAGCAGTCTCAACTGGCATCTGTTTCTACTCTAGTTTCTAATTCACTTGCCTCAAGCCCAACGCTTCTGTTCTTTGCTTTCTTCTTAGATTCAACAGCAACGCATTTGCCAGAGTCTATTAGCTTGTCAGCTTCTTTCTTTGGCAGGTCTAAAATACTTCCCACTCTATAAAGTGCTGAGTCAATATTGCATCTTTCTACAAATTTAACTTTCATACTTTTCTCCTTTAGTAAAAGCTACTATGGGATAGCCATGGAATAGCCTTTAGTAAAGGAGGGGGCGAACCCCCTCACAGTGTTACTTATGCGCCATCGTTACCGAAAGCGAAACTTGCAGCGTGACGTACAGCTACATCTACAGACTGCATCGCAACAACGCGAACAGTACCAGAAGTAGAAGCAGTGTATGGGTCAACTACGATGTCCAAACCACCGAACATACCGATTAGTAGGTCATCAAAGTTACCAAAGTACAAGTTACCAGCAGTTGCTTGAGCAGATACAATAGCGTTATAACCATTGATCTGACCACCTTGAGATACAAATACACCTGAACCATCGTCAACAGAAGTCGTTTTAAGAGCTCCGTTCATTGCAGCAGGAAGAATGTATGAAAGGTTGCCGTTAAGTGCGTTAGCACCCGCAACAGCAGTTTCAAGGCTTACAGCTTCAGCAAAAGTTGGGTTAGCAGCAGAAAATGCAGTTACAGTTCCAACATTAGCAGTGTTTAAGATACCAGTTGGGTTACCGTTAGAACCAGAACCTTCAAGACCAGCTTTATCAATTGCAATAGCAATAGACTTAGCAAGATCATCACGGATTAGGCTTTCAATGTCTAAGCTAGATTGCATTAGAAGCTGACGAGTTACGTCAGTGAATGCACCTAGAGTCTTAGGAGTCAATGAAACCTGTCCAACAGTCATTTCTGATTCAGCTACAGCAGTACCTTCACCATCAACAAACGCAGCAGTTGATGCAGCAGATTTGCGTGGAATCTTAACGTCACCGCTTAGACCACCAAGCATACGAGCACCAGCAGCCATTACAGAAGATTGGTTGCGTAGGGCATCGATGAAATCACCACCACGGAAGTCTTCAGTAACTAATGCAGCATCATCAGTAAGAGCGTTCATGTCACGCTTCCAGTTACGAAGAACGTCAGCAGGAAGCATAATGCCCTGTGCAGTTTTTCCGTACTGGTCAGCAGCAGCTCGTGAACATTCAAATTCAAATGCAGCAGCTTCTTGCGCTCTACGATCAGTTGGGTTAGCTAGAGCGTGGATAGCTTTAGCCATAGAGAAGCGTTTAACTTCAGCATCTTTCATGCCGATGTCTTGGCTTTCTAGTGCAGTTTCAGAACCGATTGATTCTAGTAATGCGCCACGGAAAGATTCGATTGATTCGCCTTTTGCAATAGCATCGCGAGCCATATCTGACTTATTGTGACGTGCGCCTAACTCAACGATTTGAGCGGCATTCTTTTGTGCGGCTTGCTGGGCTTCAGCTTTTACCGCTTCGATATTAACTTCTGACATAATATTTCTCTCTTTTAGGGAAGTTTTAATTACGGGTTTATTTTCAGCTTTGCCTGAACGCCCAACGCCAACTGTCATATCGGCAGGAATAGACACCAAACTTGCTTCAACGGGTTTCCATGACTTAGCACGATAGGTTTCCTTATCGCCTTTGTCTCTTTCCATTTTGCCAATAGAGTAACCAACGGAAATGTTAGCTTTAATTCCATCAACAACATCAGAGAAAGCCTCACGAGCCAATTCACCTTTTCCAAAGCGAACTTCTGCACGTAGTCTACGCGCATTCTCGTCAAGCTCTACCGATTTAATGACACCAATCTGCTTCTCTGGATCGTGATCCAAAAGCAATGGTGCGCGACCAGATGCTAAGAACGATAAATCTATCGACTCTCGCGTATGGTCTAATACTTCAGTACCGAATGAACGACCTACAGGCTCTTCACTCGATATTGCCATCTTAACTGTTCTTGTCTCTTCATCAATGGGAGAAAAATCCATCTCCATTGCACGATGCTGCACTTCAGGACTAGCCGAGCGATCAGTTTCTTCTACCACTTCTTCTGCAGTCTCTTCTACAGCTTCAGCAGTTTCTTCTACTGTCTCTTCAACTACTTCTTCAGTACGAACCTCGTCAACAGACTCAACAGTAGCTTCTACCTCTACTTCATTGTCCATATTTACAGCCTCTTCGTTTCTATCATCGTCTAATTGTCCAGCAATCTTCCTAGACCAAGAAAACCCTGCATCGCCACCCCATAATGCCCAAGCAATACGCCCTGCGCTAGGATAGCCTTTCTCGCCTGGGCTAAAGCCCTCAGCTTTCTTGTCTACTTCATGCCGACTAAAGAAAGAGTACATTCTTTTAACAGTGCTGAATGATAGCTCTTTTCTATTCTGTATGTCTCTTGCTCTGGCTACACCAACTTCTGTGCCACCGCGCCCATATTCTTTGCGCCACTCAAGACCTTTCTTTGCCTCTGACACCATTCCGTCAGTAGGCTTAGTGTTTATTTCTTTACCCTTGAACTTCGGCATCATCATCTCCGACTATATCAGGATTAATACTGTTGAAGTTAGCGCCATAAGGCTCAAGAGCGTAGTTAACGCCATATTGTTCTGCTATATCGCGATCTCGTGCGATCTGAGACACTAACTCCTCTACATCCTTACCATACTGACTAGCAACGTCAGATAGGCTTAGAACGCCTGATTTAAGCCCTGTGATCGCTGCATTCATCTCTTTCTGCGGGTCAACCCAGTTCCATGCCTTGCCTCGGAATTGAGCAGCATCACAAAAACGGTCATATTGACGTAAAGGTATGCCAAAGCTGTTAACTTCCATCGATGCTGCAAGCCAATCATCATAAACTACGCGAACAAAGTGATCAGTTACGAACTTCTGTAGGTTACGATACGCATCACGCTCTTCTAGCGCACCCTGACGGATAGAACTGTAAGATACAGACTCTAAATCATTAGATAAGGCAAAATAGCTAACCCCTAACGCAGAAGCAATGCCTTTTAGCACTGCTTTGTGAAACGAATCAAACTCATTATTAGGATATTGTGGGTCGAACGTCTTAAAGTCTACACCGTTAGGCAACTGGTGGAATGAGCCTGGAGTCGCTTCCATGATAGGAACATTGCCATCTAAGTCATCAGCAACAAAGCCATCACCACTAGGAGACGTGAAAAAGCCCATCTTACTGGCACCAATGCGGGCATTTACTACCGCAGCTTCTCTTAATGCGCCTAACTGCTTCATTGCAGAGATAGCAGATGCCATCCAAGGCTCACCGCGAGACTGCCCTGCACGATTAGGGTCGTACAGGTGAATCATTCTATCAGCGGGTATACGAACGTGCTTAGGCGACTTACCAGAAGTCGTATAATCGTAATCACCTGGATGATACGTCATTACATGATATGCAACAGGCTTGCGGAACTTATTTAGCTCAACGCCCATTCTAATTTCGTTGCCATTAGATAGTCTTTCGTTCTTTTGCTCGTCAATTTGATCTGGCTCAAGAAACTCTAAGGCAAATGAATCATGGAACGAAGCACCACGATGCTTAATGATGAACACTTCACCGTCACGGGCTAGACATTCAACAGCTAACTTTTGTGCATCTATCCACGACATACCGCCATCAACAGTACAATTACCTAGCTTGCCCCACTTACGAAATGCAGTTTCAACCTTTTGATTACCATCTCTGTCTAATTTACCTATGGAATCAGTTGCTTTTACCTGCAAAGTAAAGCCTTTTTCGCCAACTATGTTAATTTTTAGTAGGCTTAGGTATTTTTTAGCGTATTCGTTGTTCCTAGCAAGATCACGAGAGCGCGATCTTATTGATCTTAGTGCAGGTCTTAACTCTGAGTCTGCTGATCGTTCAGATGCCTTGAAATCATTAAATAAGTTGCCAGCATTAGCTGCTGAATACGATCTCTTAAACACTTTGTCTTTTTTTACGGCTTTTGGCTTAAATATGTCAAAAAGAGCCATTTAAAACCTCACTTTTATAGTGCTTGAGCCTTTACGCCCATGCTTAATGTCTATTGCGTTCATTTCCTGCTTAACTTCTCTTCTGTAGAAGTCTCTAGCATTAACAAGCTCTTCAAACGTCATTTTATTTAACGATCTACCAGCTATGGAATAGCTTGCCACATCAGAATCAGCTTTTCCAGACAGTAAACTTTCTATTTTGCCTAACATTATTTCTGCATGGGAGCGTGGATCAGCTTGGTTTACGTCTAAATCAGGAATTGCATTAAAATGCCCACGATCAATGACAACCCTTTCACCATCTTCTCTCGTTATTTCTAGCTGATAAAAGTAATGCCCTGGAACAAAGTCTTCGCTGTCAGCATTAAGCACGGTGAAAAGGTAATGTGTTGTCTGTGGTGTACCAGTAATTGTTATTTCATTACTACCACCACCAGAGATTCTGGCAACGTAGGTTGCTGTATAGGTATCCGTAGGATAGTCAGCGACAATATCAGACCGCTTCCACTGTATAAAGTCCCCTACAACAATTTCCTGTGGTTCTCCTTCTGGAGCGTTAGCAGCATCAAATAGATTTGCCATTAATTTACACCCTTATCGCCACGAATTAACAAAACTCTTTCCTGTCTTTGGTACAAATGATTGCTTCTGCTTAACTGGACTTTGAGCCGTTTGCTGTGGCTGCTTGTCTCTGTTATCTGCTAAAGCGTTAATATCTACGTTCAATATAGCATAAGCTGCTATAGAGTAAACAAAACAGTCTAATGCTTCGTTTCTTGGTCTAATCTTTTGGAATACACGCTTTTTGTATCCCCTAGTGAACTTTGTCACAATCTTCTCTGCGGTTAGCTGACGGAAATATTCGTCATTCAAGTCATCGTGAAAGTGTATATAACCAGCACCTTCCTCTCTAATCCGCAATCTAGCAAATAGTAAGTCTTTTGCAGTATCAACGCCAATAGGAAATAGCAAGCACTTACCAATGTTGTTCTTAGATGGTCTGCCCGCTATCGCCCTGCCTTCACCACCAACACCTTTGATAGCAAAAACTCTTCGGGCATAATTCTTCTTAGCGTAAGAGTATACCGTATTAGTAAAATGTCCACCAGAGTCAATACAGGTGGCGCGTATAGGCAGTTGACGACCGTCATTGCATAGATAAGTAGTAAACAATTTAGTGTCTAGGGCAGTCCATAATTGCGGAGTAGAAGGATCGCCCCAAAGAACTTCATGGTTAATTACCCAAGACTCATCATCTCGCCCCCAGCCAATTATAGAAAGCTCTAAACGATCATCCTGAACATCTACTCCACAAGTAAGAAAGATAACTTCATCAGGTATTCCCTCACCATACGCTTCTCTTCTCTCTGCCAGAGAGTAGTCGTCAATAGTCTCGCCCTGATCTTCCCACGTTTCTCCAAGGTAAGTGTTTGTCCACACTCTAAGTTGCTCTGGGTTCTTACGCATGGACAAGAAATCCCTTACGCCATCAGACAAGGGTGTCCACGGTGAATACAATCCGTTGATAGAAAATCCTGCTATACCCTTAAATTCCTTTTCTGCTTTCCATGTGCCGTTACGAATAGCCCATCGCCTATCAGAGTCAGACCACAATACATCGCATTCTTCACATAGGTACTTTGCAGTATCTGGGTCGTCATCAGTCCACTGTACATTAGACCACTTTAGCTTTTGCTCATGGTGACAATGTTTACAAGGCACGTTGTAGTAACGCATATCTGATGCTTCAAACGCCTCTTCAATACGACTTGCATCTTTATTCGTGGGAGTCGAAACCATAACAACCTTACGATTCCAGAACGTAGCTGCCCTTTTACGGGCTAGTTGTATAGGATCACCTTCTGAGCCAGCACTCGCGGGATACCGATCCACCTCATCGCAAAGTACAAGGCGAATAGGTCGAGATGCTAGACCTGATGGACTGTTAGCACCGACAAGCGTCAAACTGCCACCAGGGAACAATTTATGTAATGTAGTATTTCCACTGTCTCTTGCGCGAGGGTCTTTTACTTTACCTCTTAGACAGACTGTAGATTTAAGCAACCCGTTAGCAACACGATCCTTTGAGAATGCTTGCGCCATTTCCAATGTAGGCTGTAGGCACAAAATCGGTGACGGGTCGTTATCTATGTGATACCCGATAATGTTTAACAGGGCTTCTGACTTGCCAAGCTGCGCTCCTGCCATAACAACAACTTCTCGTATATTCTGGTCAGAGCAAGCATCCATAATCCCACGCTGGTATTCAGCGCGAGCAGTATGCCATCGACCAGGCTCAGAACTACTTTGGGAGTCTAGTCGTCTTTTTTGGTCTGCCCACTGACTTACGGTTAGCTTTGGTGGCGGCTTTAGTGTTTTTATTGCCGTCTTCAGGTGCTTCCTCAGTTCCTTTCGTTTCTGTCGCGTTGACCGATGGATCATAGTTACTCAGTTCCTCTAATGCTTCATTCATTAAGTCTTCTAAGATGTCCTGACATATTCCTGCTTCAGTTTCCGCAGAGACAATAGGAGCAGCTTTAGTCGGTATAGACAGCAACTTACCCTTTAACGCACCAAGCACTTCTTCCCACGCTTTAACTACATCTTCTGCAACAACTAAAGTTCCGTGTACAGTCGCCAGTTCTAATTCTGCTATCTCAGCTTCTGCGTTAACTTTTCTCGTACGAGCCTCGTCATAGCTCGATCCGATCTTAACTCCACCTGTAGATGCCATGCTAGTTCCCTTTGGTTTTTTTACATAATATCACAATATACACAATTAGGATTAGGTTTTGAATATTCTGTCTCTACGCAATAAAAGCGCTTGCGCGAAACC